TTTAGTGGTGGTGCTTCATAAGTTCGAATCTTATACTGACTACATCCCGACAAGGAAGCGTTCTTTATACCCGAAAAGATTTTAACTAATTTTTATTGTTTGTTAAGGGTTTGGGTGGTATAGTTCTGAAAAGTCAGAGTATCACTATCAATTTATCGGGGGACAAAATAAAATAATGTTGTTGTAGGCACTTTGAAAGTCCCCCATTAAACTAGAATTATGAATTACGGACAAAGAAAAACAGCCACAAGGCTAAAAGAAGATACTGGTTATAAATACGTTTACGCTATCATCAATCGTTCAGGAGTTAAATGCTACGAAGCGAAAATAAGGCTAAACGGAAAAGATACTTGCTATTACTTTGATACACCAAAAGATGCAGCGAAAAAGATAGATATGGAATTTATAAAAGCAGGTAAGCCACAAGTGAATAATACATTAAAGAAAATAAATTTTGAAATGTAAAAGTAAAAGCGTAATTTTGTATCAGATTTCTGAAAGTATTATGTAGGGTGATAGTTTCAGGGACAGGTTACAAGATTAAAACCTTTTAGCCCAACCCTTAAGCCCCCTACACTTAAGGGTTTTTTTATGCCTTTTATTTTCAGTACAGATTGTTAGCTTAAAGCATAAACCTAATGGCTCTATTAGAGTGGTCAAGGCGAGGCGAAAGCCATCTGTACTACCAGTATGTAGAATGCTTTTAAATCTTGTGTATGGGCTGAAAAACACCTTCCCTGCAAGAGCCAAACGATGCCGATTCCTATTTGACGAGTTAAATAAAAATTGACCTTTTTTAGTAAGTGATAGTTGTTTATATTCCTATGGGGAGGGGAGTATAAACACCTTTTGCTTACCTACAATACCTTAAACCTTTTTCGGAGTTAAATAAAAAAAAGATATGAAAATAAAATGTATAAGAGCAGGTAAAACCAAAGGTTTAACTGATGACAAAGAATACAAAGTAATAAGATTAACAGATGATACTTATTATATAATGAATAACTATGGACTTTTTACTGGTTATAAGAAAAACCGATTTTCGCTTATTTAGATACATTCTAAATTAAAAATAAATTCTTTAGTTATAAAAAGTACTTGTATTTTCGCTTTATGAAACAAATATATGCACCTTATACAGAGTGGGAAGATTATAAAAATGGGATGTATACACTTACGACTCCAATAGATAGTGATATTATAAAAGGTGCTGAATTGTTAGCTAATGAAAATTTGTTTTTCAAAACTGCTTTTAATGTTATTACTAATTGGGTGGTTGCTACTAATGTTAATTTAAGTAATAATAGTTGCAATAAACAAGCGTGGATAGGTCAAGCAACTTGCTGCTATTTGTATGGCAATAACGAACTAACTACTCGAAAAAGTTGGGCTATGTTAACAGATGAGCAAAGATATAGAGCAAATTTAATAGCAGATAAAATAGTCAATATTTATGAAAACAAAAATAAACAAGTATATTCGGGAGTGGGAAACCAAGTGTTATTACAATGGAATACCTGATGAAGCACCTTTGAGATTAGAACAATTAAATAAAGTTCCATCTTATAGACAAATTTGTATAGCTATTTTAAAGAATGATTTTTCATTAAAAACATTAGGCTTACCACAAAATAAAATACCAGTCTATCACGAGTTCAAAAAGATAGAACTATCACAAAGAAAAAAATATAATTACCAACTTAAATTAAACTTATGAACGTTTACGATGCAACACAAAAAAGATTAGAAATTATTTTCAGAGATTTTGAGAATGTATTAGTAGCCTTTTCGTGTGGTAAAGATTCAGGTATTGTGTTAAATTTAGCGTATAAGTATGCTAAAGAAAATAATTTATTACATAAACTTGCATTTTACTACGAAGACTACGAAGCAGGATATAGATATACTGATGAGTACGCAGAAAGAGCATTTAGAGATTTAGAAGTAGAGCGTAAATATTGGTTATGTTTACCTATTTCGGCTGCTTGTTCTGTTTCAATGTATGAACCACGTTGGATACCTTGGGATAAGGATAAGAAAGATATATGGGTTAGACCGATGCCTAAATTTGATTATGTAGTGAATGAGGATAACTGCCCTTATGAATTTATTAAAGGTACTAAAGGTTTTGATGCAAGGATACATTTTTCTAAATGGTTTGGGGATAAGTATGGTAAGACTGCTGTATTAATTGGAATTAGAGCACAAGAAAGTTTGACAAGACGTGCTATCTTTACTTCACAACATAGAAAGCATATGCACAAGGGGTTAAATTATTCTAAAATAGTGGATAAAAACACTACAAACTTTTACCCTATTTACGATTGGATAACAGAGGACATATGGGTATGTAATGCAAAGTATGAATTTGACTATAATAAAATTTATGATTTATATTATCAGGCAGGTTTAACAATAGACCAAATGAGGGTGGCATCACCATTCCATTTATCAGGGCAGGATAATTTAAAACTTTACAGAGTAATAGACCCTAATAACTGGGGTCGTATGGTTGGAAGGGTTAATGGTTGTAACTTTGGAGGTATTTATGGTGGTACTTCTGCAATGGGATGGCGAACAATATCGAAGCCTGAACATTTTACTTGGAAACAATACGCTTATTTCCTTATGGATACATTACCCGAAGTAACAAAAAAAAAGTTTAAATTTCATTTAGAGAGATTCCAAAAAAGTTGGGTCGATAAGGGTTATGGTAGAAACCCTGATGTTATAAAATATATGCAGGATATAGGATTAGAAGTTGAAAATACTAAAGAGGTTTCAAAGCTATGTACTAAAGATAATATCTATGAGATAGTAAAAATTAAAAGCGATTTCCCTGAAGAAACAAAGAAGTTTGATTTTAGACATATACCAAGTTGGAAAGCAGTATGTATAACGATAATGAAAAACGATTTCGCACTTCAATATATGGGATGTAGTAGAACAAAAGACCAAAATAGAGTAAAAAAACAAGCATTAGACAAATATAAAAACTTATAAAATGGAACTATTTACAGAACAAAAACAAAAATTTACTTCACCAGTTTACGGAGTTCAAAGAGTACACGAATCAAAGATTAAAGCAAACGCATACAACCCGAATGCAGTAGCACCACCTGAAATGAAGTTATTGGAATTGTCAATATGGGAAGATGGTTATACGATGCCTATTGTATGTTATTATGTAGAGGAACACGACCATTATGAGATTGTGGATGGATACCATAGATATACAACACTTAAAACGAGTGAGCGTATCTATGAACGTGAGCAAGGATTTTTACCAATAGTGGTTATACAAAAAGATTTATCTAATCGTATGGCATCTACTATTAGACACAATAGGGCGAGGGGGTCACACTCAATAGAGTTGATGAGTAACATCGTATCAGACTTAACAGAAGCAGGGATGGGCGATGCTTGGATATTACGACATATCGGTATGGATAAAGATGAGTTATTGAGATTAAAGCAAATTACTGGAGTTGCAGCACTATTTCAAAACACTGAATTTTCGACTGCTTGGAATGATAAATCGGAGTAGTTTAGACTCATTCTAAATTGCAAATAACACTTGACAAGAGCAAAAATAACCTTAATTTAGCATCATAAAACAAAACAAAATGATACACGATTTAGAACTAACAACGGTAGTAGATGCACAAGGTGTATTAACTCCAGTATTCAGTGATGATGATAACAAGACTTTAGATAGTCGCATAAGCGATTATAACGAGCATTTGTATCGCACAATGTCAATGGATTTTTTTAACGCTTCATTCTTATCGCAAAAATTAGCGATTATTGATAGAATGAGATTTTACAATCATCCCGATTTACAAGAATTTGTAACAACTTTACAAGATGAATTATAGGCTAAAAAAACTAGCATTACTTAATGATTACGAAGTAATGCTGGTAAACCTTGCTCGTAGGCAGAAAGTCAGCATAGAGTATTTACAAACTCACAATATGCACAATGACCTATACAACGGGATAACATTTCATTCCAAGAATTTAGGAACTTATGCACTAATAAAAGCAAGGTTAAGAAACAGAGTAAACACACTTTTAAACGAACTTAAATATGAGAACTAAAGAAATAATAAGAGAAGAAATTATTTGCTTAAGAAATGAGTTAGAAGCCATCGAGGAGCAAGAAAAGTTACATAATCCAGTTAATTTTGCTGAATGGTTAGCTAGAAAAGGCTGTATTTATTATAGTAAAAAGGATGATAAAGCATTATTCTTATTTGATGGGCAACCTAAAAATGAAGGGTTATTATTACATATAGCATTTAAGTGTTATTTAAACCAAGCAAATATTTTTTAGACCAAGCAAAATATGAATAAACGACTAGAAAAGGTAACACGCTTAACCGACCAAGCAAGAGCCGACAGAAACGCAAACAAGGTATTACAAGGCGAGTACTTAAAATACCAGTTAAGAGAAAAAGAACAAAGTAAATTTAACGAACATTTAAATAGATTACAATGGAAGAACTAATTAAAATTCAAAGCGAATTAAAAGCACCAAAAAACCAAAGGAATAACTTTGGTAATTACAATTACCGAAATGCAGAGGGTATCTTGGAAGCAGTTAAACCACTACTCTTGGAGAATGGTTGTTTGCTAACACTAAATGATAGCCTAGTATTAATTGGGAATAGATTTTATGTTAAGGCAACTGCTAGTTTTACTAATGCAAGTGGGCATAATATTCAAGTAGATGGTTATGCAAGAGAAGAAGAAAGTAAAAAAGGAATGGATGGCTCACAAATCACTGGTTCATCATCATCATTCGCTCGTAAGTATGCACTTAATGGATTATTCTTAATTGATGATACAAAGGACTCTGATTTTACTAATACTCACGATAAAGAGCCTAAAAAAGAGGTTACAAAACCAGTATTAGAATTAGGTACTGAAAACTTTAATAACTGCAAAAAGGCATATTTAGCAGATAATAAAGTATTGCCTAAAATAATGGCTAAATACGAAATGAGTGATGAAGTACATTCTGCTTTAATTTTAGAATAATGGAGCGTATATTTAAGGCTAGACCATCTGCTCTAGGTAAGTTGATGAGTAATGCAAAAACAAAAGGCGAACTATCTGCAGGTTGTAAGACTTATTTGCAGGAGTGGTATTCTGATTCATTCGAGGATATTAAAAGCAAGTATATGACAAAGGGGATTCTAATGGAGGATAAAGCTATTGATTTTATGGCTACTGAATTAGGCTATGGGATTGCAGATAAAAACATAAACATATTTGCGAATGATTATCTAGTAGGAACTCCCGATGTTATTATAGATAATAAAGTAATTGACTTAAAATGCTCTTGGAATAGAAAAACATTAATCGAAGCGAGTGAAGGAATTAACACAGATTACGAATGGCAATTAAGGGCATATATGGCATTAACTGGGTGTGATGAAGCGATACTATTCTATGCACTAATGAACACGCCTAGTGAGGCTAATTATGGTGTAGAGATAAGCTACGATAAAGTACCTAATAACCAAAGATGGTGTGCTTACTCTTTTAAGCGAGATGAAGCTAAAGAGCAGGAAATATACGACAAGGTTATTAAGTGCCGAGAGTGGTTAGAGGAATACGATGCAGAAGTAAAAAAAAGATTAGGAACAATTAAATATATATAAAATGGCAGAAAAAAAGTATGTTGGCAATAGCAAGGCTATTAAAGGCAAATTCGGAGTATTTTTTAACTTATCTATGAAACTGGATGATTTAATGAAATTACCAACAAATGAAAAAGGTTACATTCGAGTAACAATGAGTGAATTAAAAGAGCCTGATAAGTTTGGTAATACTCATACATTGTACCACGATGACTATGTGCCAAAGGCAAAAGTTAGCGATGCGAATGAGGATATTGCAGATGATATTTCTCTACCTTTTTAATTAAACTACTAAATTTAAAATTATGAAATTAACAAAAAAAGACATAAACGAGTTAATCCGTTTTATAGAAAATAGTGATAATTTTTTTATTGCAGTTGCAGATGAAGAACAAGTATTATTACATACTGCTGGTAATCTTTATGCAGTAATGGGTTCTTGTTTAGAGAATGATTCAGAGGTTAGAAATGAAGTACAAAGAGCAATAAACTATATTAATTTAACAAATGGTGTAGATAAAGTTGTAAAAGTTTCAAATATACCTAATTAAATTTCACAAGCCCCTTAAATGGGGCATAACCTCAAACAAAATGAAACAGAAAGAACTAATAAAAAACCACTTGGAGATATACGGTAATATAACAAGTTGGGAAGCGATAACACACTATCGCATAACAAGACTATCACACTACATTTACTTACTTCGAGGAGAGGGTAAAAGTATAACAAGTGAAAGAGTAGAGGAGAATGGTAAAAACTTTGTAAATTATATTTATGTACACTAACGCAGAGCAGTTATTCCTGATAGCTAACATACCAGTTACGCAGGAACAAATAAACCTTATCAATGATAGGTTTTACATTCGAGATAAAAACGTTCAAGAGTTTAGTGTCGAAACTATAAAAAAGATAGTTGAAATGGTAGGCGAAGCGAATGGATTAAGCTATACCGAGTTAATTAATAATTGCCGTAAACGTGAGATAGTAGATGCACGAGCAGAAAGCACCTATGTATTAAACCTTTTGGGGTATCGTGATTGCGAAATAAGAAAGATTTTTGGTAAAGACCATTCCACTATTAATTACTATCGTGATAGGGTTAAGGATTCAATGAGCATAGATACACGCTTTAAAGTAGGTTTCTATCGCAAGTATTCTCATATTTTAGAACGATTCCAAATAGTAGATAATTTCTCTATGAATTGATAAATAACCTAAATTTGTAAAAACAAAACGAAAATGAACAAGCAAGAACTAAAAGAATTTATAGATAAGATTACGCAAGGTCGTAAGCTATCTTTTGAACTTTACAATGCTAAAAGAGTTGAAACCGATGAGGTTGATTTTATCAATGTAGAGTTAGATGTACAAGGCGAGGAGTATGAGTTTCACTTTAAAACTGATATTTTCCTTAACTGGTTAAAAAGTGATGGATTGAATAAATATGATAACTTCGTAGGTGTTGAGTGTACATTAGACGATATAACCTTACTTGATACTATCGACTATTTAAAGTATGTACCGATGTTTTTATTTGAGTTATGAAATTAGAGCAAAAAAAGGGCTTTGTAAGAGTATATTGCAGAGCCTTTGAAATTGGAGAAGAACAAACAGAATTGATGCTTACACTAATTGCAGAGCCGAAGTGGAAAAGTAAAACAGAAACGGCAATTAGACTGGCAATAAAAAAGTTATCAGAGTTTGCACCTGAATACCAAAAGGTATTAATAGAACAAGCAATAGCAGGAGGGTATCAGGGTTTAGTTTTTAGCGATAGTAAACAAAAAGAACAAGCATATTTAAAGCAAAATGGACAAGTTAGTAAAATTAGCAGACTCGAACGGATTATCAGTTCAGGGAATAATAACATCCAAATCCAAGCATTTAGCGACCCTACGGAACGAGGATAACTCAAATATAGTACTTAACCTTACTGCACTACTTATAGAGGTTTGTAGCGTTTATAAAGTAGATGAGAATAAGAGTTTAAGTGATGAGGAGATTAAAGAAGTGGTTAATATTATTTTAGCTGATTACTTTTTCTTAAAGTGGGAAGATATGTTACTTTTTGTGAAGAACGTAAAAATGGGCAAGTATGGTAAAATCTATGGTAGCTTTGATATGCCTACTTTCTTTATGATGCTTGAAACGTATTGCGAAAACAGAACACTTGAAGCATCCAGTATTAACCGAGT